GGTGTGCAGAACCATATGCGATCGTGTATCGACATTCACAGACAAACATGCGCTCATATCCGTCGCTGAACCCAAAAAGTGTGGTGACCTCATTAAACACGGTATCCACATGAACTGGTCGGGATTCGTGGTGGACCACGGGTCTGCCATGGCGCTTCATTCTCATATAGTATCTGCATTGAATGTGTTGTTTCCGTCTAAAAATTGGGGGGACATCGTAGATACCTCTGTATATGGAGGGGGAAAGAAGAATGCCAAGGGAAGTGGATTTCGTATGCCGTGGTCATACAAAAAGGCGAAGCATGATGCGTGTGGTGGTTCGGGGTGTGAAGGGTGTGACAAGGGGAAAGTCACACAAGGGCAATACATACCGGTTCTCATGTATACTGGGAAACTAGAACACATTTACGACCGTGAACCTAGCGTCGAAGTCATGCACATGGCTACCCTACGCACGGAATCTATGGAACATGCAGTCATAGAGGGGTCTAAGAGAGAGGAAGGTTCCTTCACCATTCAAGAGACGAAGAATATTTTTGGGAATCTCGAAGTTCAAAATGAAATTGAAGCGTTTATTAGAAAAAATATGGATGGACAGAGTTCATCTGTTGTGACGAAAATATATACACACGATAACATATTTTTGGTATCCACAAACTCCAGGTACTGTGAAAATATCGAAAGGAATCATGCATCCAATCACGTGTGGTTTCTCATCGAGGGTGACAATATCACACAGAAATGTTTTTGTAGGTGTGAGACCATGAAGGGTAGACGCCGCGGTTTTTGCAAAGACTTTTACGGTAGATCCCACGTACTCCCTGAAAAAATATACAAAGCCATGTACCCCCGAGGATACAACAAACCAATTTTTAGAACATCACCTAAACCCGAATCCACCGCCACACCTCTCGACCCCATGGCTTTGCTACACACGTTCATACATAGATGGATGATTCCGGACAGTACCGATGTGAAAATACAAAGTCTCACCACAAAGGGTAAGCAGTGTACTGTTCATACATCACTCACATGCGAGGAGTGTAAAAAGAAGAATGTACCCTTTGTCATCAAGAAAAAAGATGCCATCATTAAACAAAACTGTTCGTGTAAAACGCGCGAACATAAACTTAATGAAAAAATTGTAAAGCTATTATAATAGAATGATAACAATCATAATCATATCTATATGTGCATACATCTTATCAAAGATAAAAATGGTCCAAATAAACACCGATATCATTGACACATTGGTGAAGGAAACGCACAAGTATTCCGGTATTCACGAGGATTCGTATATGCAGTTTTACACGAATATACAGATGGCTCGTGAGTACCGGAGTCATATTCATCAGGCGCATGCGTTTCTTCACACGGCGATCAGACATCTCAACGAACTACCACTTTACATGTCTCCCATAGACCCTGATGTTCAGGAGGAAGTCGCAGAACTTGGTCAAAAGATTGCTGTTTCTTTTGAACGTATACTAATCGAAGAGGCTATGAATCAGAATACGTATTTTAAACCGAAATACATTTAAAAGAGAAGATGCTATATGGAATACTAATGACCCCCGTAACTACACGTTATGGGCGCCTTTCCAAGAAACCCGAACGCCTCGAGCCAGATGAGGAAGTTATTGATGATTATTCCGATGAAGATGACGACGACTACAGTGATGACTCGGACGCAGAAGATCTCTGTGAAACAGATGATGAAGATGAAGATGAAGACGATGAAGATGAAGATGAAAACGGTAATTTAAAGGGATTTGTGGTGTACGACGATGATGATGAAGATGAGGAAGAAGACGCTTAAAAAAATAATTTGCTACTATACATATGGATACAGAAATAGGAAATCCCATTGAATATAATCCACAAGTTGTGAACGAAGAGCCTTTAAGGGATGACCAAGAGCAACAGCAGCAGTATTACTACCCTCATCCACACATGGTGTTACCTCCTCCTCAAGTTTCACAAGAAACACCAAAGTCCGACATATTCACAAACTTAGATAAGACTGCGTATCTTGTCATATTTGCTGCGTTCATCTTGGGGTTCTTCATGGGTAAAACTATGCAGCCAGTCATCCTGAGACACGGGTGAATATCCAACGAAACTTCCAATGGGGCCTGTAGACGGTTCGGTGAAATACGCTCTACTGGTGACACGAGGATCTTTTAGATTATCTAACAAGACATCACCTGCCGTTGGTTCATTTTTAATTATTTCATCCTTTGCAAAAAATACATAAAGAGATAACAATATACCAAACGCTAAAAATATATACCCTATGAACATAGTATTAATAAAAACGTTTATTTTTTTTAATACTATGGTTTACAAGACCAACGCTCTGACCATCTGAGCTACAGAGGCAAAGCCTAATGGTAATAGGCGATGAATGTACATGTTTTAATTACGCGTCCTCGTCACCTTCGGGGATGGTGGCTGCGGCCTCACGCTGCTTGCGGCGCTCTTCGATCTCAGCTGCGACGATGGCGTCAGCCTCCTTGACCAGTTCCTCCATGGGAGTATCGGGCTTCTCGCGCTGAAGTCGTTCGAGAATCTCCGCTGGGTGACTGATGGGAGGCTCGTCGGGGCGACTGTAAAACTTCGAGTTTTCGTCACCGGGCTTATGAAAGATGGCCTCCCCTCCAACCTTGGGGGCGATCATGTCCCTCTTGCGCTCCTCGAACATCTTGGCAGCCAGAGCCTGATTCTCTCTGTAACCAGTCATGAGCTCTTCGAGTTTCTCATTGGTGTAGTGGGCGTCTTCAATCTTCGTGGGATCCGGGGGGATGAGTAGCCACTTGTACATGTCAACAACGTAAATGTCAAAGGTCGCATCCTCCTTCTGCAGGCGTTTTGCGTGGTTCGCAGCCTCTTCACGCGTCGCGAAGGCGCCTCGAATCTTAATTCCAAACTTATCGTTTTTCTGAGGTGCCTCGGGTCCGACGACCGACAGACACGCGAAGAGTTGACCAGGAACGGTGGTGTAATCTTGTTCGAGAGACATTTTATACATTTTATGAGTGTGTAAACTTTAAGTGAGTTAAAGTTTCTGGTTATACTCATATCATGGAAGATATTCGCAGATATCACAACGAAGAGAAGCGCGCGCTCATCACGCGGTTCGTGCGCGAAGGAGACAGCGTGCTCGACGTGGGTTGTGGTTTCGGTGGAGATCTTCAAAAATGGCGCCACGCGCGCGTCAATTTAAGTATGTGCGAACCGGATGATGGTGCTCTCGAAGAGGCAAAGCTGCGCGCCAGAAACATGAAGCAGCGCGTCAACTTTTATCACGGTGACATATCCGCGTGCCCACACCGGAAATATGACGTCGTATGTTACAACTTTTCTCTGCATTACATATTTCAGTCGCGTGAATTATTCACACATACACTTCATGAAATAAGAAGACGTCTGAAACCTGGAGGGGTGTTCATGGGAATCGTACCAGATTCTCAACAAATTATATTCAGGACACCGTTGAACGACGAGGATGGAAACTTTTTCAAATTGAGGGGGACCAGCGATGGAGGGTTTGGTGAAAAGTTGTATGTACACTTGGTGGACACACCGTACTACGCGGATGGCCCGAAACCCGAGCCACTGGCACATCGTGACCTCCTCGTGACTCATTTAGAAAACATGGGATTTTCTATGGAATATTGGGAAGGGCTCATTGGAAATCCGATTTCAAGATTATATAGCAAATTTATGTTTGTATATAAAAATGATACTTCTCATCGTGTTACTCATAATTAATCTGATGATATTTGTGTACACGAAAGAAGATACTAGGTTAATTGAAGTAAAACATAAATATAAGCTATTGCGTGAGCATTTGAAAGCTTCGGAAAATGAAGACTTTAAAATGCTATACGACGAAATCCCAATCGTAGCTCATACTAGAATATCATACGCGGTGGGGTATAATACAGGAAAGGGTGATGAAATTGGTCTTTGTATAGATGGAACAGTGAATGAAATATTCCATGTATTACTCCACGAACTCGCGCATTGTACCGTCGATGAATATTCTCATTCGAATCACTTCTGGATGCAATTCGAAAAACTCAGGGGAGAGGCGATGACACTCGGTATCTATAAGCACATCCCGACCAAGACTCCTTTTTGTGGTCAATATGTCGTCGATAAATAATAATGTTTTAGTATACTATACTATACAATGTTGAGACCCACAGGTGCAAGAATCCCAAAACCCATGCAAGTTGGACTTTCTTTGTCCACTTGGTTCGTTCTTTTCATCGGCCTCATCGTGATTCGCCTGGAGTTGCACCCATGGGTGAACACCACTATGCTTGCTGTCGCATTCCCCATGTTCTTATGGTACATGTCTAAAAATAGTATTCTTGGCAGTGTATCACAGGGTGGTATAATGACCGCTGTGATAGGTGCCGGGTTGTTCATGACACTGCTACTCGAAGCCTTCAAAAAGACCGAGTTTTCTATCCGCCTGAAGAAAAACTTGAAAGAGTTTGGTCGTAAGCCTTCAGAAACTGCGGAGGCATCTGCTTTTATCGTGATTGCTATGGGGGTTGGTTTAGGATTTTCTTTCTTCATCCACCGAAATAACTTCATAGATTAAACATACTTTCGAGCAAAGTAAAAGAGGATAGCGGCGACGAGACCAGTCGAGGCAAGTCCGACCATGCTACGGTTACCCTGAGCATTTAAGAACTGGGGGATGGTACCGGCCAGCTTTTCCTGGACAGGCTTACTGATGGCAGCGGCGGTGCAGGCGGCGACGACGAGCGCCTGCATCTGATCATCGGTGAGATTCATGGGATTCTTCTTCTCGGCAACCTGCTTGTCAGTGGTAGCAACGGTGGGGGGAGCAGCCTGCATCATGCGAGGGTCCATGGCCATCATGGGGGGTTCGAGTGGTTCCTGAGAGTGACCCATAACATCGGAGATGGGAGTAGAATCCATAGTATCTTTATGTTCACTCACATTTTTTTCAGGATTTTGTGACACAAAAGAAGTGGATGGGTTCTTATTTAAAGCAACCATACCATCATCAGATTCAGATAGATTTAACGTTCGAATGTCTGACATTTATTTTATATTACATTTTTTAGATACTATGATTTCGCGGCCCACCTAAGGATGTCCTTGATTGTCCACCCACTAGTATCTACAGTTTCAAAACATTCTATGCGTTTGATGAACGTTTCCTTCACTGGCACCTGAAAAGTATCATTCTTCAAATGCATTCTCGAACCATTACTGTTCCACGTAGTCATGTAATACGTAAAGTGTTTCGTAAAGTACTCCCATACCGCTCCTTCCCTGGGTCCTTCGTAAAACTTGTGAACAAATCCCCAAACCACACGCTTTATGAATCGTAGACGATCCCTGGGATCATCTGGACCTACGCGATACATGGGAAGTGCGTCAAAGGCGAGGGCGATGAATGCTTCGATGTAGCAGAAGTGATGCTGGGAAAGTTCGTCGTACTGTGAAACCTCCCAAGCCCTTTTCAAGTATCCTGGTTCTCCAGAGATGTACATCGCCGCGCCCATCTGCCACGGCGTTTCCTGGGTAAACCCACCAGTGGGCTGGAACCCCAACGACTTGTCACGTATTCTGTACCCAGAGTATACTGAACGGATTGTCTTTTCAAAGTCGTTTATGTAGGCATCCTCCCCCATGGAGTCGTATATATGAATGATTTTTTTGACGTTATCCACCTTGATAAAGATAGCGTGGCCACCACCATCTTCGAGATTTGCTTCGAGATGAATGTACTCTACATCCATATCAGTGGGTGAAAGGTTGTCAAGGTTTTTACACCTAAAGATGAACCGTTCCCTCTTGACACTTTCTGAGCGAATAGCCTTTAGAATATCCACATAGTGTTTCTGGATGTATCGCTTCGCAATTTCCGTCGCATTTTCAATCGCCAAGAGTGTCGTAGCATCCTCGGAACCCTGACCCACCATGCGTTCCAAGTAGTCATCTGTGTCGAGGCGAGGCGCGTCGCAGATGAATGCAAGAAGTTCCTTGTTATCGGGAAGAAGCTTGATGGGAATCATTTTTGATTTGTAATTAAAGGTCCTTTTTAAGTAACTTAGGTTGTGAAATGACAAATAGAAACTCCGTCACTTTGTTTGTTCGGTTTTTCAGATTACGACTTCCCCTGTAAGTGTTGTATTCAATCTCGATTTTTTCATACTCGTATGACTCGAGAATCTCTTCCCATTCCGCGGGTGTGATAAACCCTTCGTTACTATAAGATATGATGGTGTACCTAGCCTTTTCTGTAGATAAGCGTATCGTTTTCTCCATGGCTTCCCGTATCGTTCGTTTGTAATTGTAGGGACTCTTGTTCCAATCTTTCGGAATACCAGAAGTCTTTGAAATGTGCTCTGGTCTCTCGTTGGTACACACGAGATTCAACATGAAATAATTTGATCCATATGGATGTTGATTATACGGAGGGTCCAAGTATACGAGGTCCACCTGGGGGAGCGTCTGTAAAAAGTCACACGCATCCTTCCTGTGCACGATGACTTCCTTGGGTTCCGAGAGCCACACGGGACGTTCCACTTCAATCTTTTTCATTATTCTCTCGAGAGCGTGGCCACCTTTACCACCCCACCCACCTTTATGAAACCCCTTGAAAACACCCGATGTGTTGGTGTGAATGCTCACCTTGACTACGAGAGGGCCGATACAGTAGGACTTTAAGTGGGGCGGGACGAAATCATCTATGTACGCCAACATACCATCGATACGATTCGCATTCTCTTTCGTGAAAAAACATCTTTCCCCCTCTTGAATATCCGAAGAATCTTTGGGGGCGTACAGTTCAGAAAAAAATCCATTCACTGGCTGACACGCGTTCATGTTCTTCAAATGATTTTCAATATCAATCTTCTCTGCATCCGTCGGTGTTTTCAAGAAACAATGGGACAATACTTCACAATATCTCTCTAAATCATTCACATACAAAGTATCACACGAAGTGAGTAGCGTTCTTGAAACGACACCCGAACCCGAAAAGGCGTCGACGCATGTTTTTGGTTGAAGACGTTTCACTATTTTTTCAATTACATCAACCAACTTTCTCTTGTTACCTATGTATGTTATCATGGGTTGGTGTACATACTTTTCCATGTATATCATGATAACTGGCTATTTCCTTAAGCGATTCTCTCGCCACGTGTTTCATGATGTACAGTCGCTCTTCCGTGGTCCACATAGAACTCTTATGCGGAAACTCGTTATACTTATGCGTCTTCACACAGAATGTAGCGTGACAAGGTTCGTGTGGACCCTTCTTGATGTTTATGCGCGCCGCCATGCCCTGGGGTTCGAATGGTGATGTACTATGTTTCATTTCCCAAACGAGCGCCTCTTTTCCAAAGTTTGATATCGGACCTATACGATGAATGATAGATTCGCTGCTATGAAAGTCACACCCAGCCACGAATACTACGTACGGTGATACTGGAAGATCTTTAAACAAATGCCATGAAGCATTCACGTTTTTAAACACTCTTTCTATAGCATTTCCAGTAGCTTGTTTTTCAAGATTTTTAGAAAATCTTTTATCATTCGTACCCTGATATTTATCTTCGACTATGAGAAAACAATATTTACTATCATCGAGTGTGACATAAAATACACCCCCGTCGGGGCTTATGAAAGGGTTGTCTTTACCATGTGAGAAAAAGAGTCTTTTTTCCCAATGAAATCTTCCACCCATCTCTGCCACTATTTCATGACAAAACTTTTTGAAAACAATCATGACATCGTGGAGTGTTTTTTCGGAATGAATGCAGACATCACCCGCTATCGAAGAACCTTTATGAATGACTTGAAGATGAGACATTTCTTTTATCATTTTTGTTTTGTAATTTTGACTTGGGTTGATTTTCCCTTCATGTTTTTAGTATTCACGGAGGAGCTTCCTCCTTTGGGATTGAACATTTTCTTATGGGCCTGCCAATATTCGGGAGCCCCCACTTTGAAGTTTTTCCTTAGGGTCGCCTTGTACCAAAACACGCAATCCTCGATCCTATTACTCTTGGAAGTATTATCCAGCACGATGCATTCGTAGTTTTCGGTGCATGCGTCCATGACTTTATTAAACATGTCGAAGGATGGGAAGATGCCAAAGAAAGATTTATACAACTTTTCTCTGTTCTGAATAATATTCTCCCTGAGGATAAACACGTAGTCCACGTTGGCTCGGAGGGCTGGGGGAAGGTCCATGCAGTACTGCATCGTGAGCATGAAGAAAATCTTCCAATGCCTCCCGTTCATGAAACACTGACGAATGCACGTGTCCCTCATGAACTTATTATCGTACATGCAATCGTCGAGAAGTAAAAAGGCGCCACAATTTTTCTTCCCAGCCCCAACCAATTTCCTTTGCCTGTCCATCACGCGCTCGATTGCTTCCCTGTCGTAGTCTCCATAAATGAAGAGGTCAGGGATGAACTGTTGGTAGTAGTGATTTCCTTCCTCGGTGGCTGATAAAACTATTCCAGCTGGTAAATGTTTTTTATGATACAGAATGTCAGTGACGAGAGTTGATTTCCCAGTATTACGTTTGCCTACAAAAACACACACCCTGTCGTCAGCCATAGTCGCAGGGTTGAACTTTCGTAATTTCAAATCCATCTATAATAATGCCCCGTTTTATTTCATAATATTTTACTCACATGTATTAAGAATGGCTGGTCGTGTACGACTCGCTGTCACTGGTATCCAGGACCGATGGCTCACTGGGGAACCCCAGTTTTCATATTTCGTCATGAATTATAAGAGACACACTCGCTTTTCCACGGAGGCTATCGAAACACCTTTTGACGGACACACGTCATTGGGTCACACCATCACGTGTAGAATACCTAATAACGTGGGTGATCTGGTGAGAAGTACGATGCTCAAAGTGGTGCTGAACCCTGTCGACGAAGTTCTTCCTCGCGTGGAAGACAATCGAACCATGTATAATACATCAATAGGTTCCAGAATTATTTCACACGCTGATCTCGTCATAGGCGGGCAAGTTATCGAGAGAATCACAGGTGAATATATTTACATGTACGAACAAATATATAACAGTAAGGACGATGTCTTACAAACATTATATTTTTTGAATGGTCACGGCAATCATATAGATTTTGTAGATCCCTACACGTTGTATGTCAATTTACCTTTTTATTTTTTCAGGCATCCGAGTTTAGCCATTCCCATGTGTGCCATAACAAAACAATTGATAGAGATAAAGATTACATTTAAACCACCTGACTATAAAATAGCTTACAATTATGTGAAAAATGATGATACGTACACAGTCACTCCGGTATCCAACGGTAGTATAAATAAAGTTTCGTTAATCACGGATTATTATTTTATAACTGATGATGAGAAGAACTTTTTAAAGACCCGACCAATCGAATATGTCATCACCCAGTTACAGATGGCTACTATACCCATGAAGCCTGAAGTAAAAGAGCGTTCCGTTCTTGTAAAGTTTGAACACCCCGTGAAACAATTAATGTTCGTGGCCACACTCAACGAAAGTGACTCGGCGAGAGAGGCTGCGATCGTCACGGAGAATCCAATGTCTCCAGTCATTCCAATTCGTTCAGATCACAGGCACATAAAACGTATCGCTTTGGATTTTAACGGTATGAATGTATTCGACCATGATGGTATCTCTCTGGCGTACGACGAATCTCTTCGACATCACACGGGTGTTCCCTCATCAGCCTATGTATTCTATACATACTCATTCGCCATGCAGCCTGAAGCGTACTTCCCGACAGGTCAGGTGAACATGAGCCGGATTATACACAAAAAGTTAACCGTAGAACTCGACGAGACCGACTCCACACACGATACAGTTGTGAATGTGTACGCAATTAATTATAATGTGTTGAGAATACAGAGTGGATTAGCTGGTTTAAAATTTTAGGATGTACTAGTAGTAATGGCTGGACGTGTACAGCTCGCCACGAGAGGTACACAGGACGTATTCTTCACCGACAACCCGGAGTACACGTATTTTATAAAAAACTTTAAAAAACATACAAATTTTGCAAAATCTACAGTAGATCACGATGTCGTCGGTGAACTTGAATTTGGGAGCACCCTCCGTTGTACCTTACCCCAAAACGTGGGTGATCTTTTAAAAACCGTGAGCTTTCGAATCCAACTCGACGCGATTCCAGTAGATTCTATCGGATACACGGAATCTATTGGACACGCGATGTTAGAGTACGTGGATCTCTACATCGGTGGTGCACTCATACAGAGGATACCCCGAGATTTTTTACAGATATACTCAGAACATTATGTCACGCAGACTAAACAGATAAACTTGGATAAACTCATAGGAAAGCCATCGCAGGAACTCTCAGGTACACCGGTGTACAGTCAGGACATATTAGGTCACTTAGGTTCCGCGACTACAGAACGTACATACATAGTCGACATACCGTTTTACTTTTACAATAATCCAGAACTCGCCATTCCATTATGTGCCCTCCAGAAACAAGAGTGTGAAATAGTCGTAAAGCTCGCACCTCAATCAGATTGTGTATACGATGTTTCGACCCTCACCCCTTACCAGGGGGTACAAAAGGGTCTCATAAAGGACTTTAAAGTCGTCACTGAATTAGTGCACCTAGAAGATATTGAGCGCATACTCCTTCAAGAAAAGTCAACTGATTATATCATCACACAATTACAGAGTGAAACCGTGCACATACCTGGTACCACTGATCCGCATCAGGATATAAAACATAAATGTCAATTTATAAATCCAGTGAAAGAATTGTTTTTTGTTGTCCAATCACGGAGAAATACGTACTCACCTTTTGATTACGACCATCATCTCCGACTGACAAACGGGAAATATACAAATCACGAACATCTTAAATACGCAGAGCTCACGTTAGATAATGAAGTGTTTCTGAACGACATCACGGGGAATGTCATCCACCTCAGGGCTGTGCAGAGTGGCATCCATCATTCTAGGACACAATTATTCAGGAGGTTTTATTCGTACAGTTTTGCTTTGGAACCCGAGAGGTGGTATCCGACAGGCCAGAAGAACTTTAGTCTCATCAATGAACAACTTTTAAACATGAGACTCAACGGACAGACGTACGACCTAGACAAGGACTTTAACGAAATCCTGTTCGACAGGGAACTTAGAGTTTACGCGCTTAGTTATAACATCTTAAGAATTGAAAATGGAGCCGCACGACTTCTCTTCAGCAGCAATTAATATCATTACACCAGTGATTGAAAATGCGGTGGTGTTATCAGGGCACTATGCGAAAGCGTGTGGTCGTTCTACCATTTTGGCGAAGGATATGGAATATTGTCTAAAGTATTGTGCTATGCACACAGTGGGTGATAAGATTGGCTCTTACTTTCCTGAGATTTACGACAGTGAAGATTCAGATGATGAAGATGAAATAGAAACGGTGGATGAATCTGAGGAGGAACCCTTCACTCCATACAATGGTTCTAACGTGGCTATGAAAAATATCACAGACGCTTATGATGCATGGGAAAGTTGGGTACCCACCAATCCGTCAGAACGCGTGTTAAAAAATGCCATTGATAGTAATGAATGTCTCGCAGGAGCCCGATGGTTGGACTGAATCTGAATACAAAACATTCAAACTTGGTGACGAGACTTCAGAGTCCGATACGGAATCAGACGATGATGAACCCACTTCAGTCAACATAAAGGGGTACAGAAAAGAAAAATATAAAAAAATTTTATTCGTGGAAGAGTTATTACCAGAATAAAAATCTTTTAATAATATAAATGTCTACCGAAGTGCTCACCACTATTCGCAACGAACTCGAAACGCAGTCCCTGAACTCTGTCGTCGCTGGTTTCTCTTTTGCCGCGGCCCTGTCCTGGATGGACCTCGTGCGATGGACCATTCACCAGGTCGTGAAGGTCCAGAAGAACGGTGGTCTCAACTACGCCCTGACCGCTTTCTTCACCACTCTCCTCTCGGTGATTGTCTACATGGTCATCTCTCGCATCTCTAGCCGCGTGAAGAAGCCCGCCGCACCCGTGTACGCCGTGTCGCGTTAAGTGGATCTTCGTGGTTTAGTGAACATCACGAGTATCAGACCAGTGATGACTATTAGAAATATGTAAATAAACGCACCCCATCTATTCGGATTCTCCATCTCAGGGATCCGCATAGGCGGTGGAAGTGAAAAATCCTTTTTTACCTTTGGTATATTTTCAAGTTTATTTGTGGAACACTCCACGGATAACTTTATAATATGATTGGCGTGTCTAAAGTCATACGGTATCAGGCGATTATTGCTACTGTAGAAAAACTGTACCCTTAAACTCTTGATAGTTTGTTGTGGTCCAGAATCGAAATTGTGTACGACAGCATCGTCTACCCCAGAGTAGTTTACCACGTCTCCACACATCAATATACGCCCAGTGTAAAAAGGTGTGTCGGAAAAGACAGTCTTGTTGAACTCTTCAGAACCACTGCTCAATTTAAAAATCAGGGCATCGGGTCCCTGAAGGTTGACGCTTCCTGTGACGAGTGTATTATTCACGGATGACACGTTACTCGCGGGAAGCCCTAAGATATCATGAGGTGTCGTATATCCATGAGTATTACTTGCAAAACCATTCACACCCGTGAAAAACTCAAAAGTGAATGGAGAAGACCCAGTCATCGTGATGGTGTTTACGTTTGAATCATACACGGCTTCTGTGATGGGTTCAACTTTATCTACGATTTCCCGTGCTAGCGTTTTCCCATTATAGTTATTATTATCGAGTGTCACTGTTGTACCATTCACGGAAAATGTATTATTTCTATCGTTAATGAGGAGTTGACTCGAATGTATACGCGCTGATATCAATGATATTTTCTTTACGTTATAAATGTAATTGTTCAACTCAATGACATAATCACTCGGGTTTGGGTATTCTACGGGGTTTCGCTCACTACTATCGATATCAAGCGTGTAGACGCTCATTAAAATAAAGGGATAATATTTTAATGCGTGTTGTTACTCGCTCACGTGTAATTACTATTCTTAATACCTCTGTTGTGCTATGGGATTGTTCTGAAGCTGGTTCTTCGCGACGTCCAGGCTGAAGTCATTCGCCCGAGGGTTCATCATACCCTTGTAGGGGTTCAACTGATGAAACGAATCACTGGTGTACTGCTGGGTCCACCCACCGTTTACAGCGGAGATGCGACCATCCACACGGGTAGTGTCCATACGAGCGGCGGTCAACATACCACCCTGGTTGAGTGGTCCGGCACGGACGTTCATACGACCAGCATTCCCACTGCGATTCGGCTTTCCGCGACGATCGTCGGGCCTAAAGCCGTACTCCATGAGTTCCTCGGCGGTATGAGGCGTACCGTACGTGCGCTTCTCACCAATCTTGGTGGCTGGGGCGTTGACGTAGCCGTGCGCGAACGAATGAATGTTGGGAGCGGGGAGGTTGGCGTAGCCATACTGCTCAACATTGCCATCCTTCTTGTTCCTCGTGGGGTCTTGGGGTATCGCACCGGCTGATATGATTCGCTTAGCGCCAGAAAATCCCAAACCGTCATCACGTTGTCCAGTCTCTGAGCGATTCGTGAGTCTCTTGGTATGTTCATGCTCCCCACGGGGAATCACTCCTGACATACCCTGTGCACGACCCTCCGTGACTGGTCGACGTGCTGGGAGGAAGGCTGTCTTCTCCGGTCTGTTATGCGCCAACTCGCCAGCGATACCACGACGACCTCCCTTGATGTCAGCGGCTGGTCCACTGCGTCCGGGGAGGGTCGTGAGACGATAGGCACCGACATTCTCCGGGTTTACTCTAAACAACTGCTGATGTCCACCAAACGCTGGGACTTCGGGGCCCAATCCAAGACCAGGACCAACCATCTGTTTCTCGATCGGTGAAAGATTATTCATGCGACCAGCGTCGTACATTCTGTTACGCATGTTGAGTATTTCATTACCGTTACTCCGACTCTGGGGAGCGATATCACCGAAATTAACCACTTCCATTTTCTTGTCTGGCATGCGAAGAAGCGGGTCCTCCTGCTTGACAAAATCCTCCTGAGGAGGAGGCATGTCATCTTCCACCTTTTCTTCCGGAACAGAATAATCCAACCCCTTTCTCGGTTCACTTAATTTTTTACCTATGTACGCTAACCCGGCTATTGTAATTATTGATATGGGATCCGCCATTCTTATTTGTAATTAATATTTTTTATTCAGGTATCTCTGTTGAAACTGTCCATTCTGAAGTTCCGCACGGGTGCTCGCGGGCTCGTAGGACATCGTGCGAGGGGGCAACTTGCATGTAACATCTTGAATGGGAAAGAAGTTTTTCTCGTACGTCTTGGTTACAATCTTATTAAACTGACTAGTAGATTGAGGACGAAGCTGGTCACTCGTCTCTATAAACTGGGCAGGAGCCCCTTTACCCGCCATGTAGGGAGCCGTACCATAGAGCATCGTATTGGGACGACTAGAACCGTAGCTCAATGTCGTAGGTTGAGGGTACACGAAAACTTCATCTGTAGCACAGACTGGGGGGTGAGCCGGGTTTTGAACTATTTTCATTCCTGGTTGGAGCTGGTATGCCATTTACTATTGACTAAGAAATTGTTCCACCCATCATACCACTCCTCTTGTCTCCATTCGGGTCCAGACCAGCGAAAGCCTCTAGCTGCACACCACGGGCGTTGGGGTCACACTGGCGAGGATCTGACCTGCACGTGCCATCACTCTTTGCACCGTACAGCCATTCAGCAAAGGCAGTCTGGTCTCCTGGTATATTCGTGACGGGCATGGAAACAAACTGTCTCGAATAACTATTGCGCTGATGCTCTGGAAGTGCCGAACGGGAACGGGAAGGACCGTAAGGAATACGTCCCGAAAGCATCCTATTCACCTTATCATCCACTGAAGAGTAATCACAGGCGGCAGGCCGATCCGGGCGATCGGAATATTCATTCATGAGGACGTTACCCATCGGATTATCACGTGTGGGAAGCTGACACATGGGAGTATCTGTATAAATCTCATTCACTACCGATGGGCGGGCTGTACCCTCTTTGATCATGTTGGATTTATCCATCACATAAAGAACTCCGAGCCCCGTCGCTCCCATGACAAACACGCGAATATCACGACGAATTAAATACAACAAACAGGTAGCGTACACAATAAATCTCGCCGTCGCATTGATTCTCTCTGCTGCAGATTGTTCTGCAGTCGGCCAAAACTCTTTTATTTTATCGGAGCGTATAAGTTGTTTAGGATCCTCAAACAATGATACCATTTATATTATAAACTTTTATTTTTTCATCAAACCACCAAGAAGACCCTGCATCGACTTCATGAGCTGCGCCTCGTTGATGTCATCACCTTCACTCTGCATCTTATCGGCACACTGCTTCGCAACAGATTCAATCATGGTCAGAGTATCCGATGGGATGGTGGTGATGGTGGTACCCAACATGTAGAGTGTCTGGATGTATTGCCAGATGGCATTCTTAGTCCCTTCAGATGCACTGGGCCAGCATGTCGTGATGTTCAAGGGTTTGAGAAACTCAATGGTGTTAGAGTCTGCCAAGAAAAACGACTCGTCACGCGAACTAATCTTGTCCGCGTAAGGGGTGATATTCTCCATGAAACTTTCGACAACCTTCTTCGGTTGGGTTTCCTTCAGCATCTCAAAAGCGGTGATGTACTTCTTCAGCCCCTTCTCTTCTGGAAAAGTCTTGTGCAGTTCCATAAGAAATTGGCTCATCATATCATTGAAAGCGGTAACGGAGGTCATTTTATCTATACATGTGGGGAATCTTTAAGTTATTGAAACTTGTCGGTTGAAATAGTCTCCCTGGTACCAATTCCATTCGAAATTATAAAATATACTAAGATTGCCACGAGAGCAGCAGGTTTTGCATACGCACTCGTCTCTAAAACGCCTTCATTGTTGAGTCGTGCTTTACCGTGTATGTATAAAGCAGTTATCGCACCTGCAAACAGGGCTGCCCACGTGGGATCGCGAAGGTATTCGTCTAAGTCCATATGTTATAACGTAGTTTTTTTTACATGGGTTTTCTCATTCTGGTCTCGGGGGCATCTGGGAATAAATCTTCATCTTCTTCGGGCTCTGGTTCGGGCCCCTTTACCGTGTTGATAGTCCTAAACTCATTTTCTAAACCCGATGGTACCACCGGTTCCTTGGGAGTCTCCTGTGTATTCACGGGCACCGTGGGTTCCATGGGCGCCGTGGGTTCCATGGGTTCCGTGGGCGCCGTGGGTTCCGTGGGCGCCGTGGGTTCCATGGGTTCCGTGGACTCCATGGGCTCC